AATAATGGCTGAAAACATTTCGTTTGTATCTTCAGATTCCATTGCAATCATTAAAACTTTTTCTTCTCTAACCAAGTATGGTCTAAACTTAAGTGTTTGATTAGTAGATGGAATTGTCATTTCATATTTTGGTGTATCATTTAAAATTGGTAGTGCCATTATATTACCTCATGGTTTAAAAATTATAAAAAAATTATGCTAAATAAATGTACTAGTACTTAATCCTGTTGCATCATCTCTTTCTCGATATAATCGTGCATTTGCCTGTCCTTGAACAAATTCATCTAATCCATTTTCAAAGTCTAGATCAGCTTTTGATGCGGTTGGTTTATATCCTACTGCTAAAGTTTGGTACCTAGTATAAGCTAAAGTTATTGTGGTATCAACAATACCATTATTCTCATTTGAAAACTCTTGAGCATTTAAAGTTGTAGGAAATGCATCTATTAAAAGAACACCATATGTTGCTTTGCCAGTTGTATCCATTGCAAATATTCTTACATCTTTTGCATATCCTGGTCGACCAGGTGTTCCATATTTAAAATTCAATTCTTGAGTATCTTGATTTACTTGAGTGTCTTGCCAAGTTTGAAAATATTTTCTTATAGGCCAAGAGTTTGGTTCGTAAAAAGAAAGTATAACATCTGATTGAGCGTATCCATATGTTATTTTTTCTTGTTTCATACCAATCAGTCTTTCAGACGTCAACATTTGATTTATAGGTAGACTACATGATCTACACAGCCAAGTTAAATTTGGTCTATTGGGTAGATCATTTGCGTGTTTGCTTTCTCTACCTTTAAATGTTTTATTATCATTTCCAATTGTATTACCGGCAGGCAAAGATACTAAAAATTTATTTGGTCTTGCTAAACCATCTTTCAAAGCACCCTTCATTGCATCAATATTAAAAATTGATTTATTACCCATTTAGTATACTCCTTGAATTTCTATATACTTCACGACCAGATGCTTTTTGCCAAGAAGCTGTCGGTAGAAAAGTTGCAATTTCCCACTCCGGAGCATGTACAGTTGCTAATCTACTTCTTAAATGTTTTTTAAGATAGTGTTTAATAGTTGGTTTGTAATATTGCATATTACTTGCAGCTTTTACTGTTCGATATGTAACATTGAAATCATCTTCTTTTGCATTTTCCATTAAAGCATCAAGAAACTTAGCTCTTAATAGTGGAGGTAAGTAATGTAAATTCATACCAAGAAACCCACCCTTTGCTTTGCCAATAATAATAACAAGAGGAAAACTATCATAGAAAGGTAAGGTATCTTTATGCTTTGGATCATAAAAGAACATGCACATTTTACCAATATCAGTGTTATTGTTAAGAGTCAATTCATCTTCTTGCATCAATTGACCACGTTTAATTCTACGATATTCTCTTCCACGCATGGTGTTTATCTTACGGCGAAACCATTCACGCGACTCCTTAGTGCGAGGAGTAATTCCAGCACGAAAAGCTTCGAGTTCTAGTGTTTTAAATATCTCTGTCATGAATCTATTTATACTTTTTTCTTAGGTTTCTTCATTGCCGGCAGGGGTTTTAAACTTTTGCCCTTTGGCCTTATTCCCATTTTATCAAGAGTATTTTCAGTCCATATTTGAAATTCCCAATTGCGATCATCTGCATAATTTTTTGCGGCTTTCCATTTATTCATATTCTTTACATAAGTCAATCCTTCGGTAATATAACGTTTTGTTTTTTTACCTGGATTTTTCGGTGGTCGTGTTTCTTTATCTGGTTTGATTTCAACCAATATAGTTTTTTTATTCTTAAATGTAATTTTAAGATCAACAAAATATCTATGATATTTTTTATCAACTTCATACAAATATGGTACTACAACTTCTTCGCTTGACCATGATATAACATCACTTTGCTCATCACACCATTTAAAACAATGACGCTCCCACATTGATCTATACACTATATTGGTATAATCTCCTTTATATTTTTTTGGATTCTTTGGTTTAAATTTGCCTGAGTATGTTTTCATAGTTTCCTATATAAATATAATTAAGATAATTTAGACTTATTTATAGGAAATTCTAATATGGTATTTGCAACAGATCCGGCTACTCACTTAAGAGGCGACAAAATTAGAGCTGCGAGAGTTGCAAGAACGGGCCTTGATTATGAAATGCAAACCCCACCTCACACACCACCAAGATTAAAATTTCCTCTTCATAACGAAGATGAATATCCAGCATATATTTTATTTCAACCAGTAATTACGACACCACCAAATTTAGGAGGCGGCGCTTCAGGTGCAATTGGAGAAATGATAAAATTTATAAGTGATACGACTTATACAGCTGCTACTGGTAATGCCGTTGTCGATGGCGATGCCATAGGCGAGGATGGCATGTCTGCTGTAGAACGAGAGGCCGGGGCTGGCGCAGAATTTAAGGCTCAATCTATACTTACAAATGAAAATAAAACAAATTCTAGATCAAGTTGTAAAATGTATATGCCTTCTAGTATTGTTTTTCAAGATGGTGTTAGTTATTCAACTGCTGATATTGGTTTAGCTGGCGGCGCAGCAGCTGCAGGAATGGCTAGGGGTGAAGGAATGATAGAATCTTTAGCATCTGGTGGGTTTCAATCATTAGGAAATCTTTATGATGCATTAAAAGGTTCAGTCAGTCAAGATGCTGCAAGACTTGGTGCTACACGACTTGCAGGTATGGCTGGTAAAAATGGAGTAATAGATGGAGCAGTACGAGGAACATTAAGAACTTCGCCTGTGGCTAATATGACTATGCTATTTGATAAACCTCAACTAAGAACATTTTCTTTTAGCTTTAAAATGCAACCTGTATCTGAAAGAGAAGCAGAAATGGTATCAAAAATTGTTAAATTTTTTAGAACTGAATTATATCCAGATGCATTTAATACAGACACACTTGGTGGAATTAGTGTTCCATTTGGTTATAGATTTCCAAATGAAATTAAAATTAGTTTACATTATGGAAAGGGTGATAATAGTGGAAAAAACTTTATAAAATTTAAACCATGTTATTTAACTAATTTTCAAGCTACATTTAATGCTCCTTCTGCGGCTTTTTTCAAAGGTGGTCATTTTCAAGAAACCACTATATCCATGACCTTAAGAGAAAATGAATTGTTGAATAAAAAAGATATACAGGACGGATTCTAATATGGGATACTTTGCAGGTTTTGATAATGTAAGATATAAATTTGGTGAAGAAGATAACGCATTTTCTATCTTTCAAAACATATCTTCTTATGCTGATATAGTAGATAAGTTTAAAGATTCGTTTCAACATTACTTAAATTATGAAATTTTAGAAGGAGATAGACCAGACGTACTATCTGCAAAAATGTATGGCGATCAGAAATATTATTGGACATTCTATTTAATGAACGATCATCTTCGAAGACAGGGCTGGCCATTAACTTATAGAAACATAAAATCTCAATTAGATCAATCTTATCCTAACACAGTGCTTAATTTTCGTACAGATGATAATGGTGTTCCACATATTGGGAATCCAACTAGTACCTCAAACTTAATTAATATATTTAAAGTAGGATCTTTAGTAGAGGGTACACAATCCGCCGCAAGAGGCACGGTTATTAGAAAAAAATTAGATCTTGGTCAAATAATTATTAGTGGGTCTGTTGGTTCTTGGATACCAGGTGAAACAGTTAAATTTGATAGAATAATTGCTAATCCTTTAGCATTACTAGATCCAGGTGCAATTATACCTTATCCAGATATTACTTTATTTGAGAATGCTCGATTACATTCAGCATCTCTTGAAATAAATGCTTCACATCATCATGAAGATGCAGATGGTAATTGGGTTGACATTAATCCACTATCTGAAAATCAAAGTGCATTTATAACAGAAGTTACTTACTCTCAGCATCTTCAAAATGAAAATAATAAATTAAGAAAAATTAAAGTATTAAAGCCAAGCGTAATAAGAACTGTTCATCGGGCTTTCATCGAAAACATAGGTAGGTAATTTTTTTAATGGCTGAAGTTAGTAAGTATTCAAATCCTTATGAATTTGTAATTCAATCAGTGATTATAACAGCTCACCGTTGGACCTTTGCGCCTGAAGGTTATGATATTAAGAATGTAATAAATGAAATAAGCTTTTTTGAATCAATAGAAAAACCTTTTTTGACTGCTAATTTAGCATTTTTAGACAATGAAAATTTAGGAGATAAATTTCCTTTCTTTGGAACAGAAAGAGTTTCAATAACACTTATTTCAGGTGAAGAACTTGAAGACAGTAAAATAAACACTATCACTAAACATTTTATTGTAAATAAAGTAACTAATTCTGGAAAAAGTAATGATAACAATGAAATTGTATTATTGCATTTAATAGAAGAAAGAGCTTTCCAATCTAATTTAATGGCAATCAATAAAGTATTTAAAGCGGTTGAAAGCCGCGGCGGATTAAACGATGGCGGGTTTGTAAGTAACCCAGTTGAAATAATGCAAAGCTTATTAAATGAATTAAATGGATATACATTTAGTGGTTCAGATTATTATTTAAATAACGAATTATTATCTAATAAAGATATTGAACCACTAATAGATGGAACTTTAAAAATATTGATACCAAATATTGGCCCTTTAGATGCTTTGACGTGGTTATGCGATAGGTGTATAACTGGCAATGGCTATCCATTTTATATCTTTGCCAGTATGGGTGATGATAGAATTAGATTTTTAGATTTAGAAACAATGCTTAAATTACCAACAGTAAATAATCCTGGAAGTGGATTATTACCATACACTTATTCTGAATCGATTGCAGCTAAAGCTCATACATTAAAACCAATAGAAAAACTTTTTATTATAAAAAGTTATTCAATGAAAAACTCTGAAAGCCAGAATACATATAATAATATTGGTTTAGGCCCTTCAACATATAATTTTATCGATACGTATCGTGGAACAATACATGTACGAAAACATAATCCTGGAGAAACATTTGCCCGAGCAAAAATGTTAGGAATTATGCCTGAAGATGATGTGCCAGTTTATGATGATAAAGCAATGTTTGGTGGTAAAAATATAAGTCAATATAACGCATCAACAATAACTAACATTACTACAACTTGCTCACAAAGTGGAGTTCCAAATGGTTCGCCTGATCTTATTAGAGGGTATAACGAATATCATACAGGTGATTTGCATAACTTAAAAGTAACAGCCCGTGGATTAAGAGGGTATTTGCATAAATCAAGTTTAACTATCGAAGTACCGGGTAAAAACTTTTTAGCAAAAGATGCAAATATGACTATAAGTAATAGAATAAGCGTAGAAATTAAAAAGAATGCAATGCATGATAACATTGAAAATAGTCAAGAATTAGATATAAAAAAGTCGGGCAATTATTTAATATATACAGCTAAACACACATTTAGTCCTGCAGGTAGCGGTGCTTTTTCTACCACTTTAGGATTATGTAAATTATCACATCAGAAAAGATAAAGGCTTATAAATGAAAAGTATATCTAATGAATATTGGGGTGATAATCCAAGATTTTTTATAGGAAAAGTCAGAAGAAATGACGATCCAAAAGGCATGGGAAGAGTGCAAGTTAGAATATTTGGCATTCATGATAATCTTGAAATAGAAGATAATGATCTTCCTTGGGCGCAATGTTTAATTCCTACAACTTCTCCAGGAATTTCGGGCCAAGGAGAGAATTCAGTATTGGCAAAAGGTGCAATGGTTCATGGCATGTTTTTAGATGGAGAATTATCTCAAATACCACTAATTTTTGGAAGCTATGTTACTATACAAGAACCTTCTTATATACAAGCCTCTGATCCCACTCTTTTATCACCATTAGTAGATGCGGGTGGTGTTACATCTTCAAGAACAAATAGTGTATATTCAGCAGGAGAAGCTCAAACAGTTCAGCCAAACGCTGAAGAAATTGAAGCAATTGCAAAGGCAATGCCAGGTAATGGTGTAGAAGAAAAAATATTTACTTCACTTAGTAACTTTATGGAACCGGCGCAAGTTTGTGGATTTATGGGAAATATAAGAGCTGAATCTGGGCCTGGACGAGGTAAAGATTTTAATGGAATCTATACAGTAACTAGAGTAAGTAAAAGGCAGCAATATCAAAGCATATATGAAGGCCAAAATGTATCTTTTAAAAGCGGGCCATGGAGTGAAATAGTTAATCCA